CGTCGGCGTAGGATCCTGTAACGGGGACGCAACGAAGAGGGAGGGACGAACTAGGAGGTCGTCCTGGAGTTCCCAATCTTCCACCTCAACATCAAGGGCTGAAGGAACGGAAGTCTCTAAGAATTTTGAAGTCTCTTGAGGGATCTGAACGAGCGGTGCAGGTTCAGAGCCAGAGATCTTCAAGTCCTGGAAGACTAGATCAATCGGCGAGACCAGGTCAGTAGGTGCTGACGGGTCTATACGGATGTAGCAGGCGTAAGGGAAGTCTTCCATCTCGGCCGGGTCAAGGAGGTGACGTTGTCGGTGATAACCTTCAACATCCTTGCCAGAGTTCACCAAGCGACGGAGGGTAGAGGGGGCCAAACGGCTCGCAGGCTCTACCGAAGAACGGCTAAGGAACATGGGACGAGAGAGGGAAGTTGGAAGAGTGACGGAATTATCGACATACCGGTCATACCCCGGAGGGGCAGGGGCGGTTTCGGGATAAGGTTCAAGGTGAACAAACCGGGCAGCTCTTCCAAGGGACTCTCCTTGGTATAATTTTTGCTTATTCGCTAGAACAAGGACGCGGCTCCAGGGCGAGTCAGTCTCCAGACCAGTGAAGGGTCGGAGTAAAGCTGCCTTAAGGAGAAAAGCTAAGCGTCGTTGGTCCGGGGAATAACTGGGATTAATCCCGTCAACCCGGGGGAAGCCGAGGCCGCCAAGGAGTGGATGAGCAAAGATGTTCATTGTACCGCTTTCCATGAAGCGCGTCTGACGAACGATAGAATCACGATGATAGTGAAGGAATCGTTTATGTGCAAACGTAGGAGTCATGGCGGTAGGAACAGAGAGGGCATACCAATCTCGGAGGGGCATGTCGGCAAGCGCTGCGCGACCGGAAAGCTTAGATTGTCCAGTAAGTAATCCGACATTCATAAAGTCGAGAATTACAAAGTTGGACGCGGGCTTTTCGGGAATATCGGGCAGCGGCCCAAGTTCTTCGATATCGGGCCATGTCGGAGGCTCAGAAACACGAAGTCGCTTAATGATTCGGTCAACACCAAGGAGTGCGGGAATGACCCGGGACTCGAGGGCGATAGGGACGGAATTCATCGTGCCTAGAGTAGGATGGAAGAAGTTCTTTCCTTGAGAAGGAGAAAACCCAACAATGGGAATCGTCGCCAGCCACTTTTGATAGTGAGCTGCGTCGGAGATGAAAAAGATATCATCTCCGTTGACGAAAACCGGGAGGGAATTCATAGTGATGGCTCCGGAGAGGAACCTTGTCATGATGCCAAGTGATTTGACAAAGCAGTACAGGTTCGCAATACAGAGCAACGGGAAAGAAAGGACGCTCCCCATGAGTTGACCGTTCCGTTGGTAACGAAAGGGACGAATTCGATGGTGAGAGATCTTCATCGCGGGCACAGGCGGGTGTTCAGACGAATCGATAGTCTGATGAATCTGGCGAGCGGCAGAGGGCGGATCGTCAAAACCGAGGTCTCGGAGAATTCCGATTGTCTCATCTAAACTCTGCTCCTCAGAGATAGTCTGCAACGGGGGCAGACTAGCCTGGGAGTGAGATGAGGTCGAAAGACGGAAACGAACATTCGGCGGGTTCATAAAGCCTGTTTGGTCAAGATTAGTATCAAAACCAGATAGGGCCGTACGAGTACCGGCTACGAAGTTCGGATTCCTCTTCTGATTTTCACTGCCCTGGAGCATCGAGCCCAAGATCGGATCTGGTGAGACACCAGAAATCTGAGTTGGGGGATACTCGAGGTATTGATTGTCGAGAAGATCGAATAGGAGAGATCGTTTTTGGCGGTCTAACGGATTCAGGTGGTCGAGAAGAGACTCACCCATCATCTGAGAGACATCGATGTTTAGCCGATCGGTTGCAGCAGAATAGTCGCCAGAGGCTAGGCCAATGCCTTGGCCAGCGAGTACTCCGAACCGGAGGGAGAACTCAGCGTGCAGTGTGATGAGATCGTCCAACTCATAAGCTGTGAGGGTCTTTCCAATGAATTTGAAAGGAGAGAACTTCTTCAGGTATGAGTGGATGGCACGTTGAGCCACGGTGGCAAAGAAGGAACGGAGACCATTCATGGCAGTAATCATACGTACCTTGAGTGGCTCACGAATAGCGACAACTTTGCACCAGGGGAAAAACTCCGACCGGGCTTCCTGGAGGTCAATTGGGCGATCGATGTGGCCCAAGCCTCCTCGGCTAAGTACTTCCATGACAGACGAGATCCAGGTTGGTCGTCTGAAAGGAGGTAGGGTGAAGAAGAGATCCTTCAAGGCGGACACCACATGAAAATGATTGAAATCACGAGCATAAAGTTGGAGGAGAACCTCC